TGCGCTTGCGGAGTTCGGCGACCTGTCGAGTCGGCAGATTGCCGTCATGTGCGGGGTTTCAAACCACATGGTTGACGACGCGCGCCCGGTAGACGTGGGAAAATCTCCCACGCCAACCCGCACCGACACGCTCGGGCGCAAGCAACCCGCCCGGCGCCCCCCGGCGATTGAGCCGGAAGGCGAGGTTGACAAGGTGAGGCAAGCGGCAATCGCCGCAGAGGAAGCGAGGTACGACAAGCCGGAAACGGCAGAAGGAAAACAGGCACAAAAACCGAAACAGCGCGGCGTGGGCGTCGTGCTGTCAAACAACGCGATTGCAATTCTGCAGCGCATTCCGATTGACGACCCGCTGCGTCAAGTCGGACTCAAAACCGTCGCACAGTGGATCAAGGTGAACAAATGAGATCATCCCTGACATCGACCAAGAATTACGACCTGTTTTTTAGGTCGCGCGAAAACCGCCCGGTTCATATCGACAAGCATAAGAACCTGCGCAAAAGCATGGATAAATACGGATGGATTCCCGCATATCCCATGCACGTGGTACGCGATGCGGCCGGTCGCCTCGTAATCGTTGACGGGCAACACCGGTTCGAAATTGCGAAGGAACTCGGGCTTGCGGTATGGTACGTCGTTGGCGATGAAAGCGTTGACGTTGCCGTTATCAACAACGGGCAGAAGCCTTGGAAAATCCCAGATTACGTTGGCAGTTTCCAGCAACGCGGAATTGCTGATTACGTGAAGCTCCAGGCGTTTGTTGAAAAGCACAAGATTCCGCTTTCGACGGCGATTGCGCTGCTGTCGGGGACGGTCAGCTATGGAAACGTCAAGGACGCCTTCACGCAAGGCCGTTTCAAGATTATTGATGAAGCATACGCCACGCGGGCATGTTTCATCGTAAATGCGATTCGGAAGTATAATCGCAGGAGCGTTTCCAGCAACCTGATTGATGCAATCGCCGCGTGTTGTCGCGTCGATTATTTCGATGTTGACAGGCTGGTAAACGGAATCGAAAGGTGCCCGGAGAAGATTGTATCCTACAGCACGCGCGCCGCGATGCTCGCCATGCTTGAGGAAATCTACAACTTCGGGCGCGCCATGAAGAACCACAAGCCGCTGAAGATTGACGCCGAGAAAGCTATGGCAAACAGGAACGCGGCCAAGAAGTAACCGCCCGCCATAGCCGCACCCCCGACCCCTCCCGGAGCGATCCGGCGAGGGGTTTTTTGTTTTATCCCGCAAAAAGGGACATATATAGTCCCTGCCCCTGTTGACATCGAAACGGCGACCCCTTGATAATGGCGTCAAGGGAAAGACCATGGCCGAAAACACCGCAATTCAGACCGCCATTGAAGATTCGATTGCCAAGCCGCGTTCAATCGCGAGCGACGGCATGTCGAAATCCTCTCACTCAATCCCCGACCTTATCGCCGCCGACAAGCACGTTGCGGCAAAGGCGGCGGTCTCTTCGAAAACTATGGGCCTGCGCTTCGGCGTCTTCACCCCGCCCGGCCACTAACCGCCATGCCCGCCAAAGCAAAGCCAGCGCGCAAAGTCTTCACCGCCGAAATGCTTGGCGGCGGCCGGCCGATCCGTGCCAGCTATGACGCCGCCCGGACCACCGACGAAAATAAAAACATGTGGCAACACGTGGATGCCTTGTCCGCCGCCGCTGCAAATTCGCCGGGCGTGCGCAAGATCGTCAGGGAGCGGGCGCGATACGAAGTGGCAAACAACAGCTACGCCGATGGCATGATGGACACGCTTGCAAGCGACACCATCGGCGCGGAGATCCAATTGCAGCTTGGCGACACCGAGAACGCGCAACGGATCGAAAAAGACTTTTCCGCATGGGCACGCGAAATCAAGCTATTCGCCAAACTCCGCACGCTCTGCCGGGCGCGCCATGTCGATGGCGAATCATTTGCCATGTTCGGCACGAATCGCGCCCTGAGGAATCTTGTCAAGCTGGACGTGCGGCCTTTCGAGTGTGACCTTGTCGAAAGCTGGGCAGGCGCCGTCCGGGAAGATGAGATTGACGGCATCCGCTTTGACGCCTCGCACAACCCGGTTGAATACCGCGTCCTGAAAACGCACCCCGGCGACCACCGTATCAGCCTGAAGAGCCTAGCCGGTGAATGGGTATCCGCCCGCTACGTCCTTCACTATTTCGGCGCAACCCGGCCCGGACAGGTGCGCGGCGTTTCCTCGCTGCTTCCGGCCCTTGCGCTGTTCGGGCAGTTGCGGCTTTACACTTCCGCCGTGCTTAATGCCGCAACGCGCGCCGCCGAAATCACCGCGATCATGCAGACGACGATGTGCCCCGACGGCGTATCGGCGGACGTGGACGCGGCGGCCACCATTGAAGCCCAGCGCAACACGATAACGAGCCTGCCGGAAGGGTGGACGCTTTCGCAACTCAAAGCAGAACAACCGACCACCACATATCAGATGTTCAAGCGCGAACTCATCAATGAGATGGGCCGCTGCGTCAACATGCCCTACAACGTCGCCGCCTGCGATTCATCCGATTACAATTACGCGTCCGGGCGCCTCGATCACCAGACCTATGACCGGAGCATCAACACCGAGCGCGCCGACATTCGCGCCGACCTGCTAGACCGCATTTACGCCGAGTGGCTGGCAGAGTACGCGATAGCCACCCGCATGGACGCGGCGGCCGTATCGGAAGCCCAAGAGCACGAATGGCACTTTAGCGGGCGCGGTCACGTCGACCCGAACAAGGAAGCGAACGCCGACGAGACCCGATTCAAAAACGGCTCGCTGACACTGGCAGATTACTACGCCAAGCAGGGCGACGACTGGAAGCCGAAGAGCGTCCAGCAGATTCGCGAAATGGTCTACCGCGAAAAGCTGTGGAATGAAGAGCGCGCGGCGGCCGGACTGCCGCCTGCCCCGTTCCCGACATCAAGCTACCAGCAGCAACCGGCTGCCGTTGCGGATGAGGCCGACGAGCCCGCGAAAGGGAAAGCGACATGAAGACCAGTGTAAACGGACTCAACGACAAGACGCCCATCGTGGCGCTTGGAACATGCAGCATTCAGGCGGCGGCGGGCGAGGGCGCCGAAAAGAAGCTGCCGACGGTGGAGATCGTCGGCTACAACGGCGGCAAAATGCCGGTGAACTACTGGGGCGACGTGGTCGTTGACCTTGCCGGACTGAAGGCGCAACAGGCGACGCCGATCCTGCTTTCGCATTCCGCATGGTCGCTCGAAACCGTGCTGGGGCAGACTTCGAAAGTCACGAACGACGGCAAGACGCTCGCCCTTGCCGGAACCATCATGGCGGAAACGGAAACCACCGCGCAGGTTTTGACCCTGGCGCGGAACGGCTTTCAGTTCCAGGCGTCAATCGGCGTGACGCCCGCGAAATATCGCCTTGTCGCAGAAAAGGAAACTGCCGACGCAAACGGGCAGACGCATGAAGGCCCGTTCTATCTGATCGAAGCCGGAACGCTTCGGGAAATTTCAATTGTGCCGCTCGGTGCTGATGAGGGTTCATCGGCCAAGATTGCGGCGTCACAAGCACAGCACACCCCACAGGAGGGGAACATGAACGAGAAGAACACGCCGCAGGAGCCGACTGCCGAAAGCATCCGGGCCGCTGCGGTCGCCGAGCAGGCCGCCGTTCTGGCGCAAGCCGTCAAAGATGGCTGGTCGCCCGAGCGCACGGAACTGGAAGCCGTCAAGGCCGATAATGCCAAGCTCGAAGCGAGCATCAAGCAGCGCGACGAGCAGGACAAGCGCCCCGGCGCCCCCGCCGTCGTGAAGGGCATTCAGGGCAAGGTCACTGACGATACGCTGATTGCCGCCGCCTGCATGGGCGCCGGAATGCGCGCGCCCGACAAAACCTTCACCCCGGAAGTCTGCGAAGTCGCGGCCGGCATGAAGATCCGATCCTTCACCGACCTCGTCCGCGCCTCGCTGGCCATGTCCGGCAAGCCGCTGACGGCCACCCGGCACGATACCCGCGAGTTCCTTCAGGCCGCGTTCTCGACGGCTTCAATCGCCAACGTCGTGGCCGCGACTGCGAACAAGTTTGTTCGCGAGGGGTTCGGTGTAGTCGAAACCGCCTGGCGCGAAGTTGCGAACATCCGCAGCGTGGTGGACTTCAAGGCCAACACCGGCGTACGCTTGACGATGACGACCCTGTTGAAGGCGCTTGCCCCGACCGGCGAGATTCAGCACGGCGTGCTGGGCGACGAAACCCGCACGATCACCGCCGACACGAGGGCGCTCATGCTGGCCGTCTCCCGCAAGGACATCATCAACGACGACCTCGGCGTTCTGTCGGACGTTCCCCGGCGCCTCGGCTATGCCGCCGCCCGGACGTTCAACACGGACTTCTGGGCCGCGTTCGAAGCCGCCGTGTCCGACAACTTCAGCGCTTCGGCGCCGAAGTCCAACCAGACAACCGGCGCGTTGACGCTGACCACGCTGGCCGCCGCCGAGGCGCTTTACCTCGCCCTGAAGGATGCCGACGGGAACCCCATCGGCCTGAAGGCGAGCAAGCTGCTGACCGGCACGACTGCCTATGCCAAGGCGCGCGAGATTAACGTCTCGACGAACAGCATCGGCGCGACCGCGAAGGACGCGAACGGGAACATCTACCAGGGCATGTTTGCCCCGGTGTTCAGTTCCTACCTGTCCGCCGCGCCGTGGTATCTGCTGGCCGACCCGCTGGCAATGCCCGTCATGGAGGCCGCGTTTCTGAACGGCAATCAGGAGCCGACGGTGGAGACGGCCGACGCCGACTTCGACCTGCTCGGTATCCTGATGCGCTGTTATTACGATTACGGCGTGGCCTTCGCCGAGTGGCGTGGGGCCGTCCGGTCGACGGGCGTGTAACAATCCCGCGCGTCTCTAAACCGGGGCGCGCGGGAACCAGGATTAACATGGGCGATACGGCAGACCTGTTCGACGCCGTTTACGACGGCCTACCCGACGCGAGGGCTACCCTTCGCGCCGGGCGGGCTGTCATTTCCCGCTGCATCTGCGCAAGCGCAACGCAGACGGGAGAGCCGACGGAACAGGGCATCATGTTATCAGCGGACATCACCGCGCGTTACCTTCTGTCAAACGATCCGACGGACGGCTCAACGGCGGTCGGTAAGATTGTGGACTTGACGCTTACGACGGGATCGGCGCAACCCTACCGCATAGCCGCGCGCACGGTTGCGGGCGGGGATGTTGTGCGGCTGACCTTGCAGGGGATCACTGATTGACATGGCCGACGCCTTCACAATCGAGTTTCCGCGGGGCGACGTTGCGGCGCTGCAACACCAAATGCGCCGCGCGGAAAAGCTGCTCGGGAAGTCTTCAGGACAGTCCGTCCGCTTTGGCGCCTGGGCCGCGGCGAAGTCGCTCGGAGCGTCGACGAAGGTGTCGGACAAATATCGGCCATACGAGGAAAAGGAAACCACGCGGACGGGCGTCAAGAAGTTCGAGGTCGTATCACATGCGACGGGCAAAAAAAGCACGTTTGACTGGTACGCACGCGGGGTTCAGCAATTGAAGCGAGGCCCGGCGCGAATCGCTAATCGCGGCCTTGCAAAAGGCTCTTGGATGTGGAGCATTCGCGCGCTTGGCTCCGCGCAAGGATCGACAAAAGACGTGTCTCCGATGGCGAAAAAACGGAGCCGCGACAAGGTGAGCGTGTACAAGGATTTAAGCGGAAGCAATCCCAGCGTGCGGATCACCAACCGGCTCGGCTACATCACGGACGCCTTGCGCGGCGGCCCGCAGGACGTATCAACGGCGATGGGGCGCGCGGCCCGGCAAATGGCGAAAATCATCAACGCTGACGTCGCAAAAACGGTCTTCGGAAAATGAACATCCCGAAAGCATACGAGCTTGCCCTTGCGACCGTCATCCGCGAGTTTGCGGACGTTGGACCCGGCTTTGTTTTCCGCTGCTGGCAGACGTTGCGCAATGACCCATCATGGAAGGTGACAAGCGGCGCTGACCGGACGCGCTACACAATCGACATTCGGTCAGCGCCCCCGGTGTCGGATGAAGGCCCGAGCAACCGCACAGTCACGGCGATAATCGAGGCCCGCGCGAAAACGGAAGATGACCAGGACCACGCCAAAATCAGCACGGCCTATGACGCAATTCAGGAAGCGGTCGACAAGCTGCATGACCAGTTCTACGGCACGGAAGGCGACGAACTGACGCGCTTCCTCGAATTGATGCAGGAAGAATGCGGCGCAACTTTCGGTTTCGGCGGCCTGACTTTCACGGATGGAACCGCGCCGTATGATGACGACGGATACAGCGTCATCGGCATTGGACTTACCGCGCACTATTCGCGGCGCAACTAGGGACAAACGGGAGAAACATCATGGCAAACTTCGGTGCATT